CCATTAATTTTTATTCTCTTTAATTTGCTCTTTTATCACCTTAGAGCAATTTGCACCTTTATGGAAGTGCGTATGAAATATTCTTTGTTTGCTTGCATTGTCGCAAGTATATTCACAAACCTTTATTTCATTTTCAATTTTTTGATTCGTTAAATTACAAGTAGCCGTTATCACTTGATACGGCTTTTCTTTTTTGGCCATTTGTGATTGAATGGTTATTGGTACATTCAAATTAATATTCACGGTGTCGGGAATCATAGGCGCAAGTATAGTGACTGCTGTACCAACTGCTATCAAAACTTTTTGGTATTTGTTCATCTATAGTCTTTTGTATACCACCAAACAATCGCCAATACACCAGCGGCTAGTATGATATAAAATAGATAGAGAACTAAAATAAATTTTCCAAAACCTACATTGTCAAATACCCATTCTAAAAATGTGTACTTATTTTTTTTCATCTGGTGTTATTAATTTTTTGTTTTCTTCTTGATTTTTTTCATCAAGATATTTGATTGCTTGTAAAATTCTTTCGGTTCTTAATTGTTTCTCTCTTTCCAACTCTTGTTGGTATGTTCTTTGTTCCAATTCTGGCCATCTCTTTTTCTTGTCGTAATGTATCCATGTGAACAAAGCGCCTATTATGATGAACAATAATAATATTCCAAGAATTAAAGAAATTTCCAATGTCATTGTTTCCATTATTCTTTTTCGTTTTGCGGCCTTAATTGCGTCTTCTTTTTCTTTGACCAATCTAGCAACTTTTTGTTCCTGGATAATTTGTCCACGCATTTCTTGGAATCGTGTCCACAAATCTTTTAGGTCTGCTGGTACGTGATAAATCATTTGTTCACGCAATTCAACTTCCATCTGTTCAAGTCTGGAACGAATCAATACACGTTGCAAGGCTCTACGGCTTAGTGATACATCACCAACGTATACCTCTTTAGATTTCTTTTCTTCTTCATAAAACAATTCTTCAATCTTGTCCATAGCATCAAAGAATGTTCCCAATTGGTCTCCAATGACGGACATAACATCATTCGGATCCTTCTCAATATTTGCTCTTACTTCTTTTTTCTTTTGTTCAAACTGTTGACGTTGTTCTTTGGTAACAGGTTTGCCTTCATGTTGCTTGTTGAATTGCTTGTCCAAATCATCAAGCACCCCTTTTACGTCACCGGCGGCACTTTTGATATCCTTGTAGAGTTGACAGCCTTTCTTTATGGCGGCAACTGCGCCATTAGCGAGGGCAAGGAGGGTTAGGGGATCCATTTTTTGTTATTGTTGTTTTTTTACTACATAACAAAAAATGTCTTGACATTATTACCTATTTATCGTATACTCTATCCATAGATTGAAAAAGGAACGAAAATGTCTTGGATTCTAGAAGGTCAAAAAGTTGCTGGTGAGTACCTCGGTACTCATTCTTTCTCCGGTGTTGTTGTCGAGAGCCGCGTTAAGTATGGCGGTAAAGTTTCTAATACTATTGTGTTAGATACACCAATTGTGGTGTTTGGTGACATCCGTGAGCGGGTCCTCATGGACACGGAAGACTTAGTACTTTTGTGATACTTAACATTCCTGCCCATTGTGCTATACTGTACCCATAGATTGATTGAAAGAGTTAAGAAATGTCCAAAATGATTGAATACACCCTCGAAATTTACAAGACTGACAAGCGTACCAAAGAGGGTGTCCGCTTGGTTGAAAAACGTGACTTTGCACCTGTGACCAAAGATTACATTAATTCAGTTGCAAATCAATGGTCCGAACTCGGATTCATTGTTAAAGTTTTTGAAACCTATGTCACCCGCAAAAACCTGATGGCTGGCAAAGAATTCCAGGAGCGATACGACACACCGTATTTTTGTTCTCCCTCCAGTGAATCTTACTGGTCAATGTAAAAATTTTATCAAAGGAGTTTCCAAATGGCTTATATGAACCAAGAGCGTAAGGCAAAAATCAAAGCAAACCTTGATGCGGCTTTGAAAGGCACTGGTGTTAAATTTTCGTTGAAATGTTCCAGTCTTTCCATTACTTGCACAATCAAGTCCGCACCGATTGACTTTATCGCAAATTCCAACGAGACCTGCGGTAAAGATTTTTATCAAGTATCAAAAGGTTTCAAGCCCAATACAACCGGCTACGAACAGGTCAATCCTTACTGGTACCAGGATCACTATTCTGGCAAAGCCAAAGAGTTGATGACCAAAATTGTCAAGGCTATGTATTCAGCAGATTACTATGACAATTCGGATGCCCAAACCGATTACTTTGATACCGCATATTATGCACATATCAACATCGGTAGCTGGAATAAACCGTTCATTGTAAAATGAAAAAATACGCAGTAATTTACAATGGCAAGATTATTGGAATTTTCAACATTCTTGCCTGTGCAAAAATTTATGCATCCGGGTTAAAAAATGCTTGCATTCAGCCGATGGATCTGTTATAATTATTTTTTAGGAATTTATTATGTTTGAAAAAAATGAATTTGAATCTTTGATGGTTGATTCTCCCGAAGTACCAATGACGGATGAGGAAGTGTTAAGAATGGCCGAGTACTATGGTTACGGTCTGGATCCAGGAAGTGAGTTTGACTAAAATGCCACAAGGTACTTACATACTAATAACAAGCGATGGTTACCGTGTAACGCCATTGAATGACTATGGTAGTTTATTTGATGGTTATACACCAGACATGTCTAGATATTTAAATGCTGATAAAGTAATTGAAGCCTTTGGTGAATGTCATGTTTTTAAAACACAATCCGAAGCCATAGAAGTTGCCCGAGCAATATCAAAAGCATACCAAGAAACCGAAGATGGTATTCTTGTGATGACGGATTATAGAAAATATTCTTTTCAGGAGTTAAAAGATGGCAAAGCCAGCAAGAATTCGGATTGATGATGAACCGAGGTTTTCTGAACCAATGACTAAATTGGATTTGATGCATACACTAAATTGGTATCATCAAAACAAAGAATCTAGGGACGCATTAAATTATATAAATTTATACACTAAGAAAAATAAAATTCAAGGTAAGATTGATACATCCAATGGTATTTTGACCGTTGGATGGTTGTGTCGTTTGGTATTGAATGGAAATGATATCGGTGATACGGGTCGTGCATATATCAAAAAGAATTTATTTTTTGTTGTTGATACGCCAGCGCCAGTTGTTGTCGTTGATAAAGGACCGTCTATTCAAGACCGACTGAATGAAAAGATATCGGAGATTGCAGGCGACCTTGAAGCGGCAATTGATGAAGTTGTTATCAGTAAATTTAATACTATGCCATCGCCGTTTGCAATTATGCAAGACAGAGCAAAAGGAATGCATGCCAATAAGTTGGTTGATATTTTCAAAAAACGCCGAAGTGAATTTGATGATGTTTTAAACACAAAAGATGCCGATGTGCGTGAGGGTTATTCCAACTTTACAAAACCACAGTTGAAAAAGATGGTTGCGTATTGCGATACAATTATTACCGATGCAATGAAGATTGCTGGTGAGGCTAAAGTAAATCGTAAACCACGAAAACGTAAATCAAAAACCCCGGACCAACTTGTATCCAAAGTCCAGTATTGTGAGAAATTTGATGGCTTGAAATTGGTATCAATCAAGCCGAAAGATATCATTGGTGCGATGCAGTTATGGGTGTTCAATACCAAAACAAGAAAACTTGGTGTGTATCATGCCGATGATGCTGGTGGATTTAGCGTTAAAGGTACTACCATCACAAATTACACCGAATCAAAGTCTATAAGTAAGACAGTAAGGAAGCCTGACCAGACTTTGCCAGAAGTATTAAAAGCTGGTAAAATAGCCTTGCGTAACGTGCTGGCTAGTATTGCCACAAAAGAGTCTTTGTTAAACGGTAGAATTAATTCCGATATTGTACTGTTGCGTGTCCTATGATTGCCTTCATTTTTTGAAAACATATGCTATAATGACCAAATGATTATATTCGACTACAACCAAGTTGTCATTGCCAACTTAATGGAACAAATTGGTTCCTCAAAAACACCTGTTGAAGAATCTTTGGTTCGCCATATGGTTCTCAATACTATCCGTTCTAATGTGAAGAAATTCCGTGAGTACGGCGAAGTGATTATTGCTTGCGATAATCGCCACTATTGGCGCAGAGAAATATTTCCGCCATACAAAGGTCACCGAAAGAAAAATCGTGAGGCTTCTGGGCATGACTGGGCTGCAATTTTTGATTGCATGGCTAAGATTCGCCAAGAGTTGAAAGACCATTCGCCATATAAAGTGATTGACATTCATGGCGCTGAGGCTGATGATATCATTGGTGTGTTGGCACAAGCATATTCTAAGAATGAAGCAGTGTTAATTTTGTCCTCCGATAAAGACTTTGTTCAATTGCAAGTTTATCCAAATGTTAAACAATACTCTCCGACAATGAAGAAATTCATTAATACGGATGATCCAATCAAGCAGTTGAATGAATTAATTGTTACTGGCGATAAAGGTGATGGAATTCCAAACATCTTGTCCTCAGATAATTCTATCATTGATGGCATTCGGCAAAAGCCTGTCACCAAAAAGTTTCTGGAAGAAGTTGCAGAAACTGGCACAAGTAAATTTAATGAAACTCAAATGCGTAATTGGTCACGGAACAAACAGTTGATTGATTTGACTATGATTCCTGGACCAATCAGTAAAAATATTATAGATACATATATAGAAACGAAGCCAGCAACAAGGCAACAATTTATGAATTACATGATTGCCAATCGTTTGAAGAATTTGCTGGAAGTGATTGATGAATTTTAAGGAAAATAAATGAATGATTTGATGTATCACGAAATCTTTGAGTTGTTTGAGAAAACAGAAAAGAGAGCGGATAAAATTAATGTTTTGCGAAAGCATGGCGATAGAAATTTAAAAGAGTTTTTGGTTGCAGTTTTTAATCCAAAGGTAATCTTTGATGTAGAGATTCCAGATTACAAACCAGCAAAAGAGCCAGAGGGACTAAACATTCTCTATCTTCATAATGAGATACCTAGATTGTACCGATTTATTGCTGGGCATCCACGCAGGGCGCAAGGATTGACTCCACAAAAACAAATGAGTTTGTTGATTCCTCTATTGGAAGCACTTCACAAAGATGAGGCAGATTTGCTTGTTAGGGCTATGAAGAAAGATTTGCGTATTCCTTTCCTTACCCCAAAACTAGTCAAAGAGGCTTTTCCAGATATTGATTTAGGATATTAAAATGTCTGATGGTGGTAAAGGTAGTAGACCAAGACCATTTAGCATTACCCAACAAGAATATGATAATCGGTGGGATGCAATTTTTGGTCGTGATTTAAAAGATGATGAACGTTTGATTGAAATGCCTGGCACACTTGGTGGTGCTAAGTTGATTTTTAAGGATGAAAATGAAAGTAGCGGTAATAACACCGACAATCGGAACCAAGTATCTCAGTAAATGTATTGAGTCGGTCGATAAACAGACACACAAGGATTTGACTCATTACATTTTTATGGATGGTATTCAGTATTGGAAAGAAATTGATGATATCATTGAAGGTTCTGAAAAAGTCCGTGTAATAAAAATTGAAGAAAATGTGGGTAAAGGATGGTACGGTCATCGTGTTTACTCGGCGTGTTCATTCTTGGTAAATGCTGATGTAATCATTTATCTTGATGAAGACAATTGGATTGATCCTTGTCACGTTGAAAAACTTGTTAAGGTGATACAAAAGGGAAATGATTGGGCGTATAGCCTTAGAAAGATTTATGATAAAGATGAAAAATTACTATGTGAAGACAATTGCGAAAGTTTGGGAAAGTGGCCCGTATTCTTTGACGAGAAAGTTAACCACATTGATACTTCCAGCTTTGCTATTAAGCGTGATATTGCTGTTCGCATCGGCCATGCATGGTATGGGCAGTGGGGTGCTGATAGACAATTTTATAAAGCACTATCAACCCATTTTCCCAATTACGATTGCACCAATGCCCACACCTTATGCTATCGTTTAGATGGTAATCCAAATTCTGTAAAAGCTGATTTCTTTGAGAGCGGCAACGCTATCAATGCAACAAAATATAATGAAAGTTTCCCATGGAAAAAGAACAAATTGCTCGAAATAGAACCGCGCTCATTACCGGTGGGTCAGGTTATCTCGGTTCGCACCTAAGTAAAAAACTAAAGCAACAAGGATGGAAAGTAATTATCCTTGACATGAAGGAACCCACACATTCTTATGTGGATTCATTTTATTGTGGTGATATTCGGCAAAAGTATTTTCTAGAAAGTATTTTTCAAAATCATTTTGTAGATGTTGTATTTCATCTCGCTGGTCGCATTGAAGTCGGTGAATCAATAAAAGATCCTACCGAATTCTGGGAAGTCAATGTTGGTGGAACAGTCTCAGTTTTAAATGCGATGAAAAGAAATGGCGTGAATACAATCATCTTTTCATCCACCGCTGGTGTCTATTGGTCAGGTGCGGTACAAATACCAGAAGATGAATGTACCGCAAGCAACAATCCTTACAGTAATAGTAAAATGTCTTGTGAGTATGCCATTGAAGATTCTGGTATGAATTATGTAATTTTTAGGTATTTCAATTTAACTGGTGCTGATCCTGATGGAGAAATAGGTGAATGCCATGAACCCGAAACACATCTAATTCCCAAAATTCTACAAAATCTAAATACGGTTGAAGTGTATGGAAATGACTATGACACACCAGATGGAACATGCGTTAGAGATTATGTCCACGTATGTGATGTTGTTGATGCACACCTAGAAGCGGTAAAATATCTTGACAATTATGGCGAATCTGGAGTTTTTAATCTAGGTTCAGGAGTTGGTTATAGTGTTCTTGATGTTATAAAAACAGTTGAAAAAGTAAGCAGTAAAAAAGTAAAATATAATATAGTGCCAAGGAGAGAAGGCGATCCAAGTCATTTGGTCGCTGATATCACCAAAGCAAAAACCATTTTGAATTTTAATCCAAAACATGATATATCATCCATCATCAAGTCGGCCTATGAGTGGGAAGAGATTAGGTCAACCACAAGAAGAAATTCCCTTTAATGTTCAAGATAAGTTTGATAACGTATTTCTTGACAATCATATCTTCTTTTTGAGTGGTGAAATAAATGAAGAAAATGTTCTCAAGGCTACTCAATGGTTAGTTTATGAGAATGCTCAAAATGATCCAGAAAAACTTTTGCAGTTATACATTAATTCCACTGGTGGCGATTTGTATCAAGCCCTTGGTCTAATTGATATCATGCGTATAAGCAAAAGCAGAATTCGAACGATTGGTGTTGGTGCTGTTATGTCGGCCGCGTTTCTAATCTTTGCATCTGGCGAAAAAGGTGAAAGATTAATTTCTAGAAATTGTGGTTTGATGTGTCACCAATACTCGGACACATACGAGGGTAAGCACCACGACCTAAAGTCATTCACAAAAGAGGCTGAATTGACTAATCAAAGAATGTTAAACATACTTCAAGAGGCTACGGGCATGAGCGCCCGTGACGTAAAATCCAAACTTCTTTCACCTAGCGATGTTTGGATGTCAGCCGAAGAAGTTATTAAACTGGGTGTAGCAGACCGCATTCTTTAACGGAGGTTAATTAAAAGAAAAAATGATTGGTGGCACTAAAGTAGAACGAGTCTACAAAACTAAATTTCGGAAAAAAGATGATCCAGTATCCGACTGGAAACAACCCAAGCAAAAACACCACGATAAATCTTTTTATCGTTTGGCAAAGGAAGAAAGCAATGAGTATCACTCAAGTTATCCAAAAGCAAATAAAAGAAATTGAAGACAGAATCAAAACAGATTCTGGTGATGTTGCAGACCTCAAGAAGGCTTTAGCCCGCTTGCAAATGCAGGAATTTGAGGAAGATATAAAAGAGTCCGACAATAGACAACTATTACAAGGTTGATGTTGTAGAAAAACAACAGAGGGGTTGACAGGTGCTTGTATTGTGATATAATAGGCACTATGAATATCCCTTCCGTTGGTTCAAAAGTTTCCATTACTGTTCGTTATAGAACTAATTACTTATATGCTCCAGAGCCGTATGAGGAAGTAGAATATACCGGCACAGTTGTTAAAAGTCAAAAATGGGTTGATGCGGATAGTTTTTCACTTGAAACTACCGACAAAGAATACCCAGTCAAAATAATTCCGTCCAAATGGCTACGGAATGTCAAAGTAATTTCTGGCTCGGTTCAGAGTATCAGAAAATTCAAGGTCACGGGTAGCAAAGGCGAGTATACCGTAACGCAAAACGGCAAGCATTACTCCTGCACCTGCATTGGTTTCAAGTATCATGGAAAATGCAAGCATATCACCGCTGTTGCTAAAATGTAACACTATGCTTGCACAAAAAGATTTTGTGTGTTATAATGACTTATGTTTGTTAATTAGGAGTGCTTATGAATGAATGGGATCGTGACAATCTAAATTTTTTGTCGAGTTGCTCTCGGGCCGAATTGTTTGATGCGGCTAAAGAAATGGATCTTGAGGATTTAAATTATGCAATAAAATTACTTCGGATTGGTCGTTCCGAATTGATAGTTCAAGAAATGGAACAATGCTTGGACTATGTTGAAGACCTGACGGTAGCTAAAAATTTGTTGAATAAAATTAAGGGATAATATGGATCAGTTTACACTAATGGCAGAAACACTCACAAATTATAATTGTAAGTTTGTCCTAAATTACATTCTGGAAGATGAAGAAGTCACCAATGAATCGTTAGCATTGGTTGAGAGTACCTTACTTCACGGTTATACAATCACCGATTGTACCGAATATAAAACCACAATGAAGCGAGTGACCGAAAGGAAAAGTAATGCGTGAATTTTCTTTTTTCCTTGAAGCCTGGAAATTCTGTATTGAGAATAAAATTCCTACAACGACAATCCAAAGAAAAAGCTGGAAGACTTGGACAGTTAACGTAAATTCAGGATTTGAATTAGCATGATGTTCTATGTTAACTTGGGCAAGAGTAAGCGCAAAAACAAAACCAAAAAAGAGTTGGCTGAGTATGATGCTTGGCTCCAAAGTGTCAATAGCATGACTACAAATTTTTCAGTTAAGAAGACAAAAATGGTTCTGCAAAATAAATTTCCCAAGTTGGCTATTCCTGCGGATCGTGATTCTAAAAAGTATCCCAGCAAAGTGACTCCCGGCGGTTCTGCAACAAAGCCAATTCATGGCAAAGTGTACACTGGTACCGAAATGAAAGGTATCGGCACTTTACATAAGAGTAATGCGGTGCCAATTTTCTCAGCCGAGGAAGCGATTGACCAAGCAAACATGAGGCGGTAAGATGGAAGTATTCATTTCCAGTAGTAGTATATTTGTTTTAGGATTATTCTTCGGCGCACTATTGGGCCGAATTGTAACCTTTAGTATTCTAGCCGCTGGCTGTGTGGTAATGTTAATACTTAGGTACTAATGTTGTGTTCATACAACAATACCGAAAAGTCCTTGACAAGTCCAGGAAACCTGCTAGAATAGGTACTGTTGATTGATAAGGAACACACGAAATGAAATTGCTCTCCACTGGTAATCCAAAAGTACTCAAAGGCATGTCACAAGGATATAACACTTATATCTTACACTTGGCACCTGCTGATTTGTCGGGTTATGAAACATGTGCAAAGCGCACCGCTGGTTGTACCGCGGCTTGTCTCAATACCGCTGGTCGTGGTGGCATGTTCAAGCGTGGTGAGAATACCAACGTTATTCAACAAGCCCGTATTCGCAAAACAAAAATGTTTTTTGAGAACCGTGTAGAATTTATGGCTACACTGGTTAAAGATATAGAGTTGGGTATCAAGCAAAGCAAAAAAATGGAATTGGTGCCTGTCTTCCGCTTGAACGGCACATCCGATTTGGCTTGGGAAAAATACGAAGTTGTTCGCAACGGTAAATTGTTCCGCAACATCTTCACCGCTTTCCCAGAAGTCCAATTTTACGACTACACTAAAATTCTTGGTCGTAAAGTTAAAGAGTATTCAAATTATCAATTAACGTTTTCAGCCGCGGACGGTAACGATTCCGATGTGTTGAGGGCTATGAATGAGGGTTTGAATGTTGCGGTAGTCTTCGGTATCAAAAAAACATTGCCGATGCCTGTTGATTATCTCAATCGCCCAGTCTTTAACGGCGATGAATCCGACTTGCGTTTCCTTGATCCCAAGGGTGTGATTGTCGGTCTCTATGCTAAAGGCAAAGCAAAAAAGGATACTACCGGTTTCGTTAAGTATCCTACCATCATGTTGCAACAAGCCGCATGATTGCCGAGAAAAGTGTTGACAGGTGTGCCCTGTTCTGTTATAATTGTGTTTCATTAATTGATTAGGAGTTTTTATTATGTCAAAAGCAAAAGCCGCAAAGCCTGTTAAGCTGAAAGCCTGGGAAAAAGTTTACCAAGTTCTTATGACTGGTAGTCCAACTACAAAAGAAGAAATTGATGCCCTATTGGGTAAAGAAATCCTCATGTATCGACTATCAACATTCATCTGGGCAATTAAATCCAAAGGCGGTGGTATAGTTAAGGTAGTTAAAGATGGTCGCAAAGTCGGCGCATATCAACTGGTTAATCCTGAGGCGGCTAAAGAATATTTGATGAACCGTGGTGTTGTATTTGATGCAAAACCCGTTAAGAAAATGAAAGATTTGCAAGCTACGCCTGCGAAAGAAACCGAAGTCCTTACTGTGACTGAGGTTACCGAGCCAACCATTACGGCTTAAGTTAAAAACTTTTAGAGTTTAGCCTGGGTGCAATGCCCAGGTTTTTTTCTATGGAGAATCGGAATGTGGAAATTATGGGCTAAAGCATTAGGTGAAAAAGCTGGAGAGAATGATAAAGAGGCTGATAAAATTGCTTGCATTCGGACGGTGATTGTGTTATCATACATCATCACTAACATTTTTATTATTGCAGGCGTAATTCGCCATTGGTAACACATGAATATTTTTTACCTCGACCACGATGTTTCTAATTGTGCTATGATGCACAACGACAAGCATTGTGTTAAAATGATCCTTGAATATGCTCAATTACTTTCTACTGCCCATCGTTATCTTGATGGTACTCAATCTGTTGGCCTCTCTGAAACTGGTCGAAAACAAACTAGATATGTTCTTCCTGACGGTCGTGAATCTGTGCTTTATTCTGCTACTCATATCAATCATCCTTCAGCCGTATGGGTGAGACAATCTGATGCCAACTATGTTTGGTTGTACAGACTGTTTGGCGCACTGATGGACGAATATACGCATCGTTATGGTAAAATTCATTCATGTGAAAGACTTTCACAAGCACTGAGTTATAGACCCAAAAATATTCCTGTTGGTCCATTTACTGAACCAACTCCTGCTATGCCTGATGAAGTGAAGATCCCCGGTGATTCTATTGCGTCATATCGGAATTACTATATAAACAATAAGTCCCATCTAGCCAAGTGGAAAAAAAGAGAGGTTCCTTTCTGGATATAAATAGCGTAATACAAGGAGATTAATTTAAATGCCTTTTGCTTTCATGTCCAACGCTAGTAGTATCGCATCAATAGGAAATCCTACTGTTGCCAGTCCTCTAAACATGACCAGGTACGCCGGGGCCCTCACCGGTATCGATGATGGATATGGAACAACACTAATTGACCTTCCGGCTGGAATGACATGGTACTATGGAGTACATAGTACCAATGTGAATACGGCATTTACACAATTCTATCTATGCACAAATGGATATATAACTTTCGGCAACGGAGGTACCGGAATTTATTCTGGGCCGCATCCTGGCATAATTGCGGCTAATCCTGGAGATAATTGGGTTCAGTCTGGTCTACAGAATGCGACTCCGACCACAACAGTACAAGATTTTTACACCCGAGGCGGTTCATCCACTTATGTGATAAGTGGGTCTAACGATTCAGTTGGAACCCATTATTGGATGGATATTGTTTGCTATTGTGGAACTTATGGTTCAACTACAACATCAAGAGATTGGCAAATGAGATTGGGTAAATACGGTGGTACTCAATATATTATGACAAGAGCGAGAGGTAATATTGCCGGCACTCCCGGTCCATATGGAACTAATGGAACAGCATATCCTGGAACAGCGTCAGATATCAATCAAGTTTGGGTATCTACAAATAATGGCTCAAGTTGGTCACTTCTTGGATTTGGATTTTTGTCTTTGATTGGTCCACCCATGCAAGCACTATCCGGTGGCAGTTATTCACTCGCCTCTCTTGTTGATAGTTTAAATTTTAGATGCGGTTCAGCCTCAGGTACTTCTGGATATAATGAAACAGTTGGTTTTCCGTATCACAATCAATATGGCGCTGGGCGTGATTTGGGTGGTACAAACCAAGGTGGGGCTGCTTATTTTTATGGCGGAAATTATTTATCTATGCAGTCTTGGAATCAAACTATCTTAAATTATGTTGTTGGAAATTTTGGCGCTGGAGATCCACGATATACATTTTTGACAGACACAAGTTCTGGTTATCAGGCAGGCGACATTAATGCTGGTGGTTCTGTAGATTTATCAGATTCAATAGCAATTCAAAATATTCAAGTAGGAAATTCCGGTTATATAGCGGCAACAGATACTCCAGTTATTAGAATGAGGAATTTGTTTTCGCTTGCTAGGTCATCAACATATTATGAAATCCTTAGCGGAACTTATTATTTGGCAGGAAATATAACATTAAATGACCTACGCCCCGGATATCAAGTGTATGCTACTAATACATACCAAATTGCAAACTATGATAATAGTGACGGTACTGGTGTACGATCAAGAAGAATGTACTTGTATTCATCATATATAAACACATCTCCGCCAGCAACTGCTTCATCAACAGTATCATTGTCACAACACATAGGTTGGGCTCAATCGGTGCTTCAAGTTGGAACTGGACCTCGTGGCGCAAACCCTTAAAGGAAAAAAATGACTAGAGAATATAATTGGACCATACATGGTCTTGAAACTGTTAGTGTAATCCCAGATAAACCAAAAATTGTTACTTTTATACATTGCGGTTTAACTGCAACCGAGACTATGCCCGACAACTCTGTTATGTATGAAGGAGTTGGTGGAGTTCTTTGCGTATACTGGGGTAATGGTGACGATTTAGATGATTTTACGCCATACAATGAGTTGACGCAAGAACAAGTTACTACATGGCTAATGAATGTAACTCCTCAAGCTGATAGGGATGCGATGAAGACGAAGCTGGATAATATCATGGACAATAGAAAATTAACATCAATAGAAGTTCCACCTTGGATTCCAATACATCCCGTTATAGACGAAAGTAAAACTACATAAAAATTATGCCTACATATACAATGATTGATACTGAAACTGATGAGATGTTTGAAGTTTTTATGAAAATTTCTGAACGAGAAAAATATCTGTTAGAGAATACTCACATTCATCCTGTAATGACTGCACCAGCTATCGTATCTGGTGTGTCATCATCAAAACAAAACCGTGTTCCCGATGGGTTCAAAGAGGTTCTTTCAAAAATTGCAGAGGGTCATCCAGCTAGTGAAGTGGCTGCGAATCATTCTGCAAAATCAATTAAACAAGCCAAAACCGAACGAGTGGTCAAAAAACATTTGAAGGAGTAATGGCATTAACAAAAGAGGGTCTTCATGGCAAGAAAAGCAAATACAAGAATTAGACTTGTTGATGAATCTGATGTGCAAGCGAAACCAACGAATGCATTAAAAATCAGAATAGATGATTTAAAAACTTTTGACCCACTAACAAACAATCAAAAATTATTTTTTGATGCATATAAGAGAGGCGATTATTTTGTAGCATTACATGGTGTAGCAGGAACAGGTAAAACATTTTGTGCATTGTACAAAGCACTAGAAGAAGTTTTAGATAAGAGTAATCCATTTCATAAAATTATTATTGTCCGTTCAGCGGTACAATCGAGAGAGATGGGGCACTTGCCTGGTGACGTTGCAGAGAAGATGGAAATCTATCAACAACCATATCAACAAATTTGCCACACTTTGTTTGGTCGCAAAGATGCGTATCAAAGGCTTGAAGAACAAGGATACATTGAATTTATTTCAACATCATTCATTCGTGGTATGTCATTTGATGATGCAATTATTATCGTTGATGAAATGCAAAATTTGACGTTTGAAGAAATTGATACTGTTATGACCCGTGTTGGTTACCGCTCAAAGATTGTCTGGTGTGGTGATTATCGCCAAACAGACTTGAATAAAAAGAAAAATGATATGAGTGGTATTTTAAAATTCTTTGATATTGCAATGCACATGAATGCATTCACTAGAATTGAATTTACCGCAGATGACATTGTTCGGTCATCACTTGTGAAAGATTACATCCTTGCTAAAATGCAACATGAGGATTCAACCAATTAAATTATGTTTACCTATTGCCCACCCAAGAAACTTGAAGACTTAAAATCAGAAACACTAGAGAACGGAAGATTTTATGTAACACCAGATGGTAAGAGATTACCATCGGTAACAACCGTCTTGGGCGCAATGGGTAAAAAAGCTATCTACGAATGGCGTCAGCGTGTTGGTGCAGATGAAGCAAATCGCATTTCACGGATTGCTTCTGGTCGTGGTACCCGTGTACATACGCTATGTGAAAAGTATTTGAACAATCAGGAGTTGGGTAAACCAATGCCAGATGCGTTGGAATTATTTAAAAAGGTACAACCATATTTAAATAAAATCAACAACATTCATTATCAAGAATGTGCATTGTGGTCAACTAAACTTGGCATGGCCGGGCGTGTAGATTGTATTGCGGAATATGATGGTGTTCTATCAGTCATTGATTTTAAAACATCCAGCAGAGTGAAGACCGCTGAAGATATTCCTGCATATTTCGCTCAATGTACCGCTTATGCATTGATGTATGAGGAATTGATTGGTGTAAGAATTGACCAAATAGTCATTATCATGGCTGTACAGGAAGATAGCCCAATCATCTTTATTGAGCCGATGAGGAAACATATAAATACTCTATTAGAATACATTAGTTTTTACAGAAAACAACAATAAAAGAACTTCACAAATAGGTTTAGGGTAAAAAATGGCAGTAACTTTAAGAACTGATGGAATTACATTTTCGGATGGAAGCACCCGGAGTAATAGGCCGTTAACAATTTTTGCCACCGCAACTTTAGTTAGCAGTATTAATAACGTAAATTCGGCGCAAGTTGATTATATTAATATTCCCGTACCAGGTAATAATGATTTGGGTTTTAAAGGTTTGCCTGCAGTTACTTGGACATTTGATTACTGGACTTTCTGGGCTCCTGGCACGGTTTATCCCTTTACATCTTATGTTCATACTATTGAACGTCACCTTAGTTCCACTACGGGAAATTATATTAGAATTGGTATATTTCATGGAGCTTGGGGTGGGCCTCATTTGTATAATATACAGTGCGTTGGTAACTTTTATGGACCAGGATAAGGATTAAAAAATGTCAAGAATTGGCGCAGACGGAATTAGATATGGCACTAATGATGTAGCGAGTTATACACAACCATCCGCTTCTATAAGATATAAAGGTGGTTGGCTTACTTCTGTGAGTAGTGCCGCGACTCCACGTACAAGCGCCACCACGGCGCAGACCGATGAACCAAATTCATCTGGAACAGGTATTCCTCCTGATGGGCAGGGACTAGTGACAGTAGGATTTGATTATTGGATAACTTGGAACAAAGTTAATGCCTATAATGTGGTTACTGGTACTTGGGATTATGTGCGGCTTAATGTACAGACTGTTAGAAGACAATATTCTGATGTTTTTGGCAATTATTTCAAAGTGATGATATACCACGAAGCTGAAGGTGGCGCACATGCCTATATAATAAAATACTACACTTTTGAATAAAGAGATATAAATGCCATTTACCTTAAGTTCATCATCAATTACTTTTCCCGATGGAAGTGTTGATCTTACTGCGGATAAAGAACCCATATTGCGATATCAAGCTAGTGTCATTGGAAACTCTAATAATAATAGTGCCGCGTCTTTACAGTATCTTGATATCACTTGTGTTCCCAATGCGCCTTGTCCTATAATGTTACTTAACTATGATTATTGGACTGTTTGGCCCGGTTATACAGACGTATACTTCTCCACATATAATAATGTTCAATCTTATGGAGATAGATACAAAACAAGTTCTGACAATAGAGATTTTATAAGATGTTGGTGGATAAATGGCGCCCTGGGAGGTCCTCACATTATTTATGCAAGTTTATGGTACTATGATTAAATTAAAAAAAGGAAAACAGATATGATTTTAGCAAAAGTTGCAGTGGGGAGAATAATTTCACATTACGAAGGTGATGAAACGGAAATTAATTTAACAAAAGATGAAAAGGGACTTATTGTAGCGGAAATGCCAGCGTGGGCAGTTGAACTTAGGGAGAGTAATCTTCAGGCTAAAGTTGCTACAGAGTATCTTGAATGGAATTATTCAACTAATCAGTTTATTAAAAAACAGTTTGAGCCTGATTGGTCCGAATCGTTAAAAGGTACATTAGAGTGGGTACGAATGAAAAGAAATAAATTATTGGCAGAATCTGATACATATTTCAATACTCCAGATAGACCAACCGATGATGCTACTAAAACTGCATTGATTGAGTATAGACAAAAATTAAGGGACGTTACTGATAATCCAATATTGACCAATGCGGCCGCATATGAAAGTTGGTGTAAATCACTTGGAAAAATTCCAGGTGAAGAAGATTTGTTTCCCACATATGACGATAATGTTAAGCGTGTTATTGCGGGAGCAATAAATTATAAACCAGTGTTAGAAAGAGATGAATCAACGCTATTATTTTCAGAGACTTTTAATGAAGAATAACTTTAATATTTGAAATGGAATTTAAAATATGACTAAAAATGAAGATTTACAATCGACTGTGAAAGGGCCTAGTATTAAAATTTCTTGTCTCTCTAACGTTTATGTGAGACAAATGCATTTTGAAAAAGCTGGAATAGTGGAACTTGGTCATAAACATCCCTATGACCATGCAACACTTTTGGCGAACGGCTCATTAAAAGTGCAACTATATGATAATAAAACGCAAACATTGTTGGATGCAGTGGAGTATAAAGCACCGGCCATGATTTTAATTAAAAAGAATTTTGCACACAAGATAACTTCCATAGAAGACAATACTGTCGCATATTGTGTTCATGCTTTAAGGGACGAGACTGAAACTATTGTTTCGCCAGAAATGTTTCCTGTACCAACCTCACTACAAGAGGCGCAGTATGAAGCATTTACAAATGGCATAAATTTAATTCCACCACATTATCAATATGATGTGCTAACTCCTTTCCGAATTCCAAGAGTATTTGATGCCACTGATAAATTTTAATATATGCATTATTATGATGATGATATAGTCTATCATTCCAAAATTGAGGCTTTAAAAAATTCAACTAATGTCAAATTTTATTATTATGACCATTTGTATGACCTTGTAGATTGGACAAAAGAGCCTATTCATAGTTTAGATTATTACTATACTGAACAAGCAAAAAGAATACGTGATAACTATGACTATGTAATTCTATGCTATAGTGGCGGTTTCGATTCAACTAATATTTTAGAAACTTTTTATTATAATAATATTAAGTTGGATAAGATTGTTGTGGTTGGTGCTTTTGAACAAGATTCGAAAAAAGGCGTTGATGAAAATCACAATGGTGAATTGTACCACAATGCCTTTCCATATCTCAAAGAATTAAAATTAGATGAAATCACTCAAATCATTGATTACACAAAATTATTTTCTGACCTAAAGAAATTTTCAATTTATAACTATCAATATGACTGGGTAGATTATGTGGGTGGATGGTTTAGTCCACATAATTGGTTTTGGAGAGATGTTGAAAAATATGTTATCCCAGATGAATGGAAAAATAAATCAGTAGCACTTGTATTTGGAAAAGAAAAGCCTTCTCTATTTCCAAATCCATTAACACACCAGTTTACTTCATTTTGCTTTAGTGATGTTGCTATTAATAGTTATGGTAATTCTCAAGGTTTTGAAAATTGTGATAGAATAAATTTTTATTGGGATTCAACAAATCCAGAAATTTTATTGAAACAGTTGCATTTGTTAAAAAAAGTTCAAGAGATAAAAAAAGAAATGTGTTATGATTCATATCATGGTGTGCAAAGATATAATAATTTAAATGTTAATCAAATAGTTTATAATTTAAAACGTCCTATATTATATAAATCTCCTAAAAGTCCTACTAATATATTAAGTTTTCGTGATGCATATCTTAACAAAAATAAAAATTCGGATGTATATGAATTATATACAAAGGGTTTGGATAAAATACAAACTGTTATTGATATAAAAAAAATACCAATCATTAGGTCAAAATTATATTCATTAGTATGAAGTAACGTAGATGTTTAAAAACAAAACTCCAAAATTCTTCGCTCACATATCCGCACTAAATGGTGGTAATTTTGTTTTACCTGATTTTATACTTAATAAAGATACGACCGATGTTAATCTATTTCACAGATATTGTCCACATAGAATGTATCCTATGCACACTCCTGGAGAAATAGTTCAAGATATCAAATGTAAATTTCATAATTTTATGTGGGATAAGAATGGAATAGCATTGAACAATGAAAAGAAACTTCATTGTGGGAAAGCGACAGTCGGCCGAAGTGGTGTTTTATTTAAAGACTTCATTGAGCCGAATCATACATGGGTGAACGATTTATCTAAAGAAAAAAATTTAGAGTACAGTCATTCATTTCAAGGCAAAAGTGAAGGTAGTTGGATGTGGTTATTGGATGCCGAAGCGGATTTACTACACTTATATAAAGATGGCATTCATCCATTTTTATCACAGCAAATTAAATTAGAAGATATACAAATGGATCAGGGTGATGGTTGGATTTTACAAACTCATCCGACTGGCTGGTGGCTTTATGTGTTTCCATTTTTATTCATAGAATACTCTCCGGGATGTGTTATGATTAATACTGTTATACCAAATGATATAAAAACAGAATTTGGTTTTAAATGGATATCACAATATTACTACGATTCTTACGTTGATGCGACTACTCGCAGAATTTTTGAAACTTGTGAAGAAGTTTTTCGGGAAGATGTTGCCACCGCCGAGATACAAAAAGGCAAATATTTTCCATTGATGAAAGCTATGAACCGATACGAGGATCATTCTGTTCATTTGGGTGAATGGTATAAAGAAAATGTTAACAAAGAATAATTGGTTACGTTCAAATCTTGCCGATAGGTTTACTAACCCAGCATCAGATTTTAATATAGAAATGAAATTGTATCCATTTAAAGATATGTCATTTCAAGATGCATCAGATTACACTTGTAAGGAAATAGCAAAAGAACATGATAAATTATATATTGCTTTAAGTGGTGGTATGGATTCCGATTTTGTTCTAAGATGTTTTCACAGAAACAAAATTGACATACATCCTATAATTGT